TATTATGAATTTAGCCGGTATGGTCATGCCAATTATGCCAGATAGCGATGATACCACGGAGTCTATTTCATCCATTCCCGTGATCCTGCCAGTCGAGTGCGAGGCGTCGTTTCAGGTCTTGCGGCGGACGGTAGAGTCTCTCTCTCTGCCCGACTGGGTAAAGTTACGCCTGGCGCGGCTGCTTGACGAAATCAGGCGGCTTTTGGTTGAAAATTTGGAGAAGGTGAATTAGGAGAGTAAAGTGGCTAAATGCGACGATTGCGGGCAGGAGATGTTAGACGGTGTTGGTTGTACTTATTCGTTGATAAGCAAAGGGAAGAAAGCCAAGAAATTTGAGCGTATTCCCTACCGAACTGATTGGGAAGGTAATTGCCATGATTGCGGTTGCCCGCCCGGAACAGTACATCATTGCGGTTGTGATATGGAGACTTGTCCAGATTGCGGCGGGCAGATGATAAGCTGTGGCTGTAAGTGGAAACTGGTTTGGGATCCGTGGGGTTGACAACCTGGAACGGGTGTGTTAAACTAATGCTAGTCAAAGCGTTCTCTCTCTCTACCCTTTGGCGACTCCTGTTTCTGGTTCCTCCTCACAAACTGCCCCTCGGATGGCCGGGGGGCAGCACGGTTTAAGCGGGCGCAAGTTGTCAAAATGGGGGGAGCGTGATATGATTGGTGAGAAAGGAGAGTTTATGGCAGACAAGATAACCTGGACTAACGAGCGGCGAAAACTAAAAGACCTGAAACCCTGGTCTCGTAATCCGCGCCAGATCAAGACCGACCAGGCAAAACGGCTGGAGGAGTCTTTCGAGCAATTCGGGCAAGTAGAGACAATCGCAATTGGACCCGACGGAGAGGTTTATAATGGTCATCAGCGCCTGAATGTTCTCCTGGTAAGGTACGGTGGCGATTATGAAATAGAATGCCGCGTCGCGTCCAGGGCATTAACCGAAAAGGAACGCGAGAAATTAACGATCTTCTTGCACAAGGGAGCGGCAGGCGAGTGGGATTTTGATACGCTGGCGAACGAATTTGAATTAACCGATTTGCTCAATTGGGGATTTGAGCCTGGTGAATTTGGAATTTTAGGCGATGAGAAAATCGAAGAAAAGGCAGAGACAATTAGACCCAGGGAGATGTTTCACGTTCTTATTTCTGTTCCGGTTGATTTGGCCGCGAATATAAAGGGCGAGATAAGACTTCTCGAAAAGAAGCCCGGAGTGCAGGTGGAATATGGCGCAAACGGATAGCAGTTTTTTGGCCGATAAAGTGTATTTAAGAGCCAATCATTTGCCGCCGTGTGATCCGGTGAGAGTTCTGGATTGTTACGCCGGATTCGGGATCGTTTGGGCATGGGTAAAAAAAATAACCGGAAGAGACATTCGCGTTTTGGGTATAGACACCAGAGATATCGGGTTCGCTTTGCCGGGTGACAACCGTGCCTATCTGGGTACTATCGATCTGGATAAATTTGACGTAATTGACCTGGATGCTTATGGGATACCGTTCGATCAAGTCGAAGTGATACTAAACCGGGGTTATCAGGGAGTGATCTTTGTTACTTTTATTCAATCGGTCTATGGTTGCTTGCCGAACGCGATGCTATCTGCCCTGGGGTATCCGATGGCCGGAGTAAAAAAAATCCCAACCATATTTTATAAACATGGTTGGGAAAAGATGTTGCTTTATCTAGCCAATCGTGGACTAAAAACGGTGGTTCATCGGTCGTTTCGCAACAAGCATTATTTTATGATCAATGGTGCTGAGGCAGGCGGAGAGGGTTGTGATACCCGGATGGAAGGTATTTTTGCAGATCTTTCTTGATATAATGGTTAACATTAAGTCTAGCGCAAAGTTCAATGACCTGGTGTGTATATTCTTTCCAGTCGGTAGTGTTGGTCATGGGCAGATAATTAGCGCGTCCGATTTTGTAGTGATCCACAAATTCGTGTGTCTCTTGGATAATCTGAAGACTGGCTTCGGTAGACAGGGTTGGTTCCAGGCTAACCCAGGTAAAAATACCAGCATTGTGAAACTTCCGGAGGGTGTCGATTCGATCTTTTGGGAGTGCTGCGCCGCGTTCCCATTTCAGGCTGAATGTGTCATCCAGGCTGGTAAGCGTGCTGGCAAAAGCGTCGCGAGTTGGGCGGAAGAGGTCAATAAATGGAATGGAGCGAGATCCACCTTTGGTGAGGGTGCAGAACGAAAGACCATGCTGGATCAGGGTCTCAATGGTGGGGCGAGTGAGGCTAGTGTTATATGGATTAAAAGGATCGGTTGTGAAACTAAGCATGACCTGTTCTGTTATTTCCGCCAATTGATATTTTCGGGCGTCTTTGGTAAGTTGATCGAGAAAATTGGTGCGCGGTTCTGCTCCGCTGTCAAACGTGGAGCGTGGTATTCTGAGGACATCTGGAACGTAGCAGTAAGAACATTTGTGTCCACACCCACGGTAAGGATTAGTAGCAAGGGGGGCGTATTCTGCGGCTTGTCCAGCGGGAGCATAGATTATATGGCATCCGGTGATAGATACGCCGTCGGGGTTGATGTTTACGGAAATGGGGCGCCCGCCGAGTTTTCCATTATTCTGGCTGGCTTGCTGTTTGGCGGGTGTTTTAGACTGACCGCCCTTTTTTCCGAGCATCTGAGCTGCGCCGAAAAGATCAAGTTGTTTTGTCATTTTATATTTTCCTTTGTCTCAAACGTATTGTATGGCAAGTTGAAGTGCCTTAGCCGCGGCTTGGCATTCTTGCTTTTTGAAGGGTTTGCCAATTTCATTCCAGGAATCTGCTGCGCTTTCCCAAAAACCGATTTGGGATTGAACAATCTCTTTGGCGTTATTGCCATTGGCGGGTGGGGTATGGGTGGATGGGTGGGGTGGTTCTTTAGATGGCCGGGGGTCCTGGACAACAACCGGGCATCCAGAAAAAAGTGGATCCGAGAACATAACCGCCTGCGCTTGCTTGCCTCGAAGATCGTTGCATATTCTCCGGAACCATCCTGTGGTTGGGGATGGGTTGTCGCGAAGAGACCGAATGGCGAGCATCTGAAAATTTGCGTCAAGGGTGCAATCGGATATAATTTGAGCATAACCAATTTCGAGATTTCCGGAACGTACCAAGTCCTGAATGTCCGATCTGAGCTTGAGAAGCTTGATGCGAAAACGAACGCGAATGCTGCTGACGCCAGCTCTTTCGGCGCAATTCTCGATTGTCCACCCGAAGGCATTTATTCTGGTAGCGTAGGCAATGGCCTCGTCGATGGGATCCAGGTCCGACCTGGAGACATTTTCGGAGAGCATAATAGCGGAGGCCTCTTCGTCGGTGAGGTCCTGGATGATTGCGGGGATCGTTTCTTGGCCGGAAAGTTTATATGCTCTATACCTGCGTTCTCCGGCGACGATTTGATATGTGCCGCAATCGAGTTGTCTGACTGTGATCGGCTGAATGAGTCCATGCTCTTTTATGGACTCGGCAAGCTCCTGGAGCTTGATGGGATCAAAGGTGGTTCGATCATTGGGGCCGGGAACGATTTCGTTTATGGGCAGGTTGGTTACATTCATGCTGTGTTCCTTTCTTTTGTGTGGTTATTGTATCCTAAACGGTTGGGTTTGTCAATAGGGAGTTTACGAATATTTACGAATGAGTAACTATGGCAAATAGTAATCGGTTTTCGGCGGAGAAATTTATTAATGCAATCCCTGGAACGGGGGGGATAATTTCCACTATTGCCAAGCGTGTTGGCTGTGATTGGCATACGGCAAAGCGATACATAGTGGATTACCCAACGATACGGCGGGCATACAACAACGAGTTAGAAATGGTTGTAGATGTCGCCGAGGGCGTTCTAATCAAAAACATAGAAAGTGCGGCGAGATTGGCACAGTCAGGGGTAATTGTGGATGCAGCGGATATAAAGTGGTTTCTAGCGCGTAAAGCCAGAACGCGAGGCTATGGCGACCAAAGCGTAAACATGGGAATCGATTTGTCTGCTTTGTCCGATGATCAATTGGCACGATTGGCGAAAGGTGACGATGTTTACTCTGTCCTTACCGGCAAGGGCTAATGCAGAGTTGGAGCTTCGTAGGCGCAGGCGTGAGAATCCGCCTGTTATTCATGGGCAGCCGTACCAGTTCTACGGAGCCAACCGGTTCATCCAGGACGTGCAACATCTAAATGGGAAAGAGTTGATCCTTGCCGGGCCGGCCGACTGCGGCAAGACAATTGCCTGGTTATATTTTTTCAATCAGTTAGCCTGGCATTATCCAGGATGCCAACTTGCTATTATCCGTAAGGAATACGCATCTATGCCTGGAACGGTCCTACTCTCTTACCAGAAGAAAATAGTTAGACCGGATGACGGGATCCAATTCTTCGGCGGCGACAAGCGACCGTCACAGTATATTTACCCAAACGGTAGTATTATTTGGATCGGCGGTTTGGATAAGGCGAGTAAGGTACTATCGTCAGAACGTGACGGTATTTACGTCAACCAAGCTGAAGAGATATTATTGACTGACTGGGAGATTCTTGGGACCCGTGCATCGGGTCGTGCCGGCAATGCACCATTTCATTTTCTGGGTGGTGATGTTAATCCAGGACCACCCACACACTGGATTAAAACCAGAGCACAATCAGGAAAATTGCATCTCCTGGATGTGACTCACAAAGACAACCCTGAGATATACGATCCGGTGACCGGCGAATTGACTCCAGGAGGTATAGAACGCTTGGCAGTTCTGCAACGTCTGACTGGTGCAAACCTGAAGCGGCTTTATCACGGCATCTGGGCGCAGCCCGAGGGCGCGATCTATGACATCTTCGACGAAGAGCGACACAAGGTCGCTGCCTTCCCGATACCGCATCTGTGGCAGCGGGTGGTAGGTATTGACCCGATGGGCGCGATTATCGGCGCATTGTGGCTGGCGTTCGATCCGGTGAACCATATCCTGGTTGTGTACCGTGAGTACTATGAACCCTTCGGCCTGACCACGCCGGAACACGCCAAGAAGATACTTGAGTTGTCTGGTTATGACAAGAACGGGAATCCAATGTCCAGCATGGCTGAGCCGATCTTCGCCTGGGTGGGTGGCGGTCCTTCCGAGCGGCAGGCGCGAGCGGACTGGTCGGGCGCGGGTATTCCGCTCCAGGAGAATACCATCGTGGAAGTCTGGTCACAGATTGATAAGGTGATCCAACTGCTGCGAGAGTTCCGACTGGTGGTGATGGATAACTGCGTGAACCTGCTAAATGAGATCGGAGCGTACAAGCGAAAGTCGGTTGGTGGTGTAGTAACTGACCAGATCGAAAACGATGAGCAGTTCCATTTGCTCTCTTGCCTCAGGTACGCTATATCTTGGTTAAGTACTCCCGAGGAGCAGGTCACGGTGGAGCAGTTCCAGATGAA